CTGATTTTGAAGAACTACCCTTACATGAAGGTAACTGGATGATATTGACTAGAACAAATAAAATGTTAGAAAGGTTACGTGATCATTTATACAGTATGAATTTTAGATTTGAAGCTAAAGCGCAGGAACTATTACCTAAAAAAATGTTAAACGCATACAGAGTTTGGAAACGTTTACATCAAGGTGCAGTGGTAAGTAAAGAAGATGTGAAAGATCTATGGGATTTTTTAACGGTAAAAGATGGACATTTAATTAGAGGATTTGCTGGCGGCAAGACTCTAGAAAGTATTACTAGTATAAATCTAGAAGGATTACAGACTGAACACGGGTTGCGAGCGACGGGGAGCTGGGAGCAATTAAAATTTCCAGAGTCAAGTAAGTTATATATAAAAAAATTATTAGAGTCAGGTGATGATTTAATGAAACCTGCAAGAATAAAATTATCTACAATACATGGTGTAAAAGGTGAAGAGTGTGATAACGTTGTTTTATTTACAGATATAGAAAGAATTATCTATGAATCTGCAACAAGAAACCCAGACCCAGAACACCGTTTGTTTTTTGTAGGTGTAACTAGAGCAAAAGAAAGACTGTATATTTGTAGTCAGCACTACGAATATCAATATAATATAGGAGGACCAATAGTATGACAGACCCAGATGGATTGGAAAAAGCATTTCCACAATCAAGGCAGGTTGGAGGGAGCCACTACAAGAATTTTCACATTCAGCCGTACGAATTTATTTCAAAAAATAATCTTTCGTTTTTTCAAGGCTGTGTTGTAAAATATGTTTGTAGGTACCTGCACAAAAACGGAATAGAGGATCTTGACAAGATCATTCACTATTGCGAATTAGAGAAAAAGAAGTTAAAAGATAGTAAGAAGAAAAAGAAATAATGTTTACAGCGCAAACAGAATGGGATTGTCCTGATACATTTCCTGATTTATCAGGAGAAAAATATATTGCGATAGACTTAGAAACAAAAGACCCAGACTTAAAAGCAAGAGGTTCTGGTGCTATACAAGGAAGAGGAGAGATTGTAGGTATCGCTGTCGCTGTTGAAGGATGGAAAGGTTACTATCCAATAGCACATGAGGGTGGTGGTAACATAGACAGAAGGACAGTTTTAGAATGGTTTAAAAAAGTTTGTGCAACAGACTCTTATAAAATATTTCATAACGCAATGTATGATGTGTGTTGGATAAAAGCATACGGCATACCTATTAACGGACATATTATGGACACCATGTTAATGGCATCCTTAATAGATGAAAATAGATTATGGTACACATTAAATAGTATATCATATGATTACTTACGAGAAGTAAAAGATGAAAAAGCTTTACAACAAGCTGCAGAATCATGGGGCATAGATCCTAAAAAAGAATTGTATAAACTACCAGCAATGTATGTGGGTAATTATGCAGAGCAAGACGCTAGACTCACATTAGAATTATTTAAGAGATTATCTACAGAAATACAAAAGAATAATTTAGTAGAAATATTTGACTTAGAAACACAATTGTTTCCGTGTTTAATTGATATGAAATTTAAAGGGGTTCGTGTCGACGTAGAAGGTGCTCATAAATTGAAACAGCAGTTATCACAACAGGAAGCGCTAATCCTAGAAGAAGTAAAAAAACAAACAGGAATAGATGTTCAAATATGGGCAGCAAGATCGATTGCCAAAGTGTTTGACAAACTCTCCTTACCCTACGCCAAAACCGAGAAAACTGGGTCACCTTCATTTACAAAAAACTTTCTTTCCACACATAATAATCCTGTAGTTAAAAGTATATCAAAAGCAAGAGAGATTAACAAGGCACACACAACCTTCATAGACACCATACTAAAACATCAGTATAGAGGTAGAATACATGCAGATATAAATCCTATTAGATCTGATCAAGGTGGTACAGTTACAGGTAGATTTAGTTATTCTAATCCAAACCTGCAACAGATACCTGCAAGAAATAAAGATCTAGGTCCTATGATTCGTTCTTTGTTTCTACCAGAAAAAGATCATAAGTGGGGGTGTTTTGATTATAGCCAGCAAGAGCCAAGACTTGTAGTGCATTATGCTGCAGAAACACAACCAATATGCTACGATCAATCTGTAAAAAATATAGTAGAAAAATTTAAAGATAATAAAGTAGACTTTCACCAAACAGTTGCAGACATGGCAAACATATCTAGAACACAAGCAAAGACGATTAATTTGGGTCTTTTTTATGGTATGGGTAAAGCAAAACTACAAGCAGAACTAGGATTAAATAGTAGAGAAGAGGCTGAAGATTTATTTAATCAGTATCACCAAAACGTGCCTTTCGTTAAAGATCTCATGAACTACACATCAAATCAAGCTCAATCATCTGGATCAATAGGTACTTTATTAGGACGTAGATGTAGATTTACTAAATGGGAACCAAACAGATTTGGTATGCACAAACCTATGGATTATGTTGAAGCAGAGAAAACTTATGGTAGAGGTAGAATACGTAGAGCTTTTACATACAAGGCATTGAACAAACTCATACAAGGATCTGCAGCTGATATGACAAAGAAAGCTATGTTAGATTTATACAATGAAGGTATTACACCGCACATACAAATTCACGATGAGTTAGATATTTCTGTTAAAAATGATGACGAGGCAAAAAGAATAATTGAAATTATGGAGAATGCTGTTAGTCTTGCTGTACCCAATAAAGTTGATTTTGAGTCCGGCAATACTTGGGGTGATATTTATGGATAATTATGGCTTATTTAAATGCAAACATACCAGTGGAATATGCACAAATCAGGAGAGAATATCTCTATGATCTTAAGAGTCATCATGGTGAAGTTGAAGACTGTATTATCTTTGGTATTAGTGCCATTACGGGCAAGTCTATTCTTTTTCACGCTATTATGGAGAATGGTGCGATCTTTTATCGTCTCCCTATTACAGCATTTATACAACGTGGCTTCAAGCCTACTGATGTACCTAGGCGTAGATTGGATGAGCTTCAGCTTTGGAATTGTTTCAGTTATTATCCTTCTGTACATACTTGGGATATCCTAGAAGCTCAAGCAGGTAAATACATAGGAAAAGACAAGAAATGGCATCCTGGTAAATATCTATTTACAGTTGACTTTGCCCATCCTGAAAGTAATATACTAGATACGGACCATTCAGAGATTCCGCATGAGCACAAATGTGCTCACATCATAGCCCTAGACGACGGGAACTATGCAGCACAACCTAACAATAGATGCATTTGGGATATACCTTCATTTACAGTGAAAGATAATATTCCAGATTGGAAAGTGCAAACTTCTGAATGGAATGTAGAGAACACAAGTAAATGGAAGACCGAAGATACGGATAACTTCTTTTACGAAATTGAGGAGAAAAAACATGATTGAAAAATGTAAAAACATTTGTTGTAAAGTTTGGGACAAAATTAAAGCTGCCTGGGACTGGATTGTGTCAAGATTCAACAGGTAATTTATGGCAAAAAAACAACCTAAAAGTAAATTATCCAGATTTGAATGGGTAAAAAAGAATATAGTAATTGTACCTGTTGTGGCTGCAATATTAGCCGGAACATTTACGTCTGTAAGATATGTTCTTAGTCTTACTGATACAATCGAAGCAAATAAACAAACTCTTGTAAATATTAAAAGAGATTTAAAAGTGGCAGAGGATAAGTTAACCGAGGTTGCTACAAGATTATCCGCAGCAGAAGCAACATGGGAAATGGCAGAAAATTTATATAGACAATTAGCTGATCAAGTAAGGGAACACGCATATGATATTAAGGATCTTAATAGGTAGTATATTAATAGCATTACTTGCCACTGCAGCTAGCGCACGTAATGAATATTTAAACGATGGCACAAACTCTTGTGATCAAGGTAGTTGGGAAGCATATACAGAGGTAAGACAGCGTGAATATAAAACAGGAACAAGCGCTGAAAATCAAGATCAAGTTGTTGGCTTTAGATGGAGAAAATCTATTGGACCTGTGTGTGATGAAGAGTTTGCTAAAGAACAAGGACTAAGACAAAAATTAAGAACACAATTAGAACTTGTAAAAGAATGTAAAAGAGTGCCTAGAATTAACCCACCGCCCCCTGCTTTTGCAGAATTAATAAATCAGTGTACGCAATTAGGTGTTATGTCTGCGCAGTCTTTTGGTGAAAGAGACTTCGATCCTAAAATTAGCTATTGGACAGAGCTAAAACAACAGTATTTAAAAGATAATCCAGATGTGGTAACACTAGACAATTATAAGGAGAAGAATGGCAAATAAACCACTGAAAATTAGTGAAGAGGCAGCTGTGCAAATGCCTATGAAGACGGTTGCTAGTTTGATCGCAATGGTTGCTATCGGGACCTGGGCTTATTTTGGCCTGCACGAAACGCTTAACAATCACTCGACTCAAATAGAGTTGATGCAAAAAGATTTAGAACAAAACACAGAGTTTAGAATTAAATATCCAAGAGGTGAGTTAGGTCAATCAGCTGGAGAAGCAGAGCTTTTTATGATTGTAGAACACGTTAGTGGTTTACTAGAAGATGTAGAAGCAGAGATTAAGAGTATGAGAAACAATGCAGTTAACATAGAATTTTTAAAGAAAAGAACTGAGAAGTTAACTGAAGACGTAGAAAAGTTAATTAGAAACGGGAGTCATTAATGATAGAAACTGTGTTTGCACTAATATTAACTTTAAACGGAAATATGATAGAACATGTATACAAAAACTCGTTATCCGATTGTTTGAAATCAAAACGCATCGCGCAGAACGAGGTAAATCCAGAAAGAGTGGTATTTACTTGTAAAAAAGTAAAAGCTAAAACGGAAATATACATGGATCGTAAGAAAATTTTAAGTATACTATAACAATGAAACTTACAGCAA